AAAAAAAAGGTGGTAAATTAGTTAACAACTGCGTACCTATTAAAAAGAAAAAATAATGGCAGAAAAATTTAAAGTACATATAATGTACAAAGACTGTAAAGAAGTTAAAGCTAAAACAATGAAAGAGCATTTAAAGCTAAAGAAAAAAGGTTATAGTCATAAGAAATCAAAAGACTGTGAAAATGACTAACGCTAGCTATGAGAAGTCTAATAAAAAAATGCGATCTGAATACACTAAAGAGACAGGTGGTAAATTAGGTAAAAGACTTACTTCAGGCAAAAACAAACGTAGAGTTAGTTTTGCTTGTAGGTTTGCTGGTATGAAAGGCCCTATGGAGAAACCTAATGGTAAACCAACTAGAAAAGCCATAGCTTTAGAAAAATGGGGTTTTGGAAGTGTTGAAGCTGCTAAATCTTTTTGTCAATCAAATAAAGAAAAAAAATGAAAACAATTGGTTTAGGAGATGCAATTGAAAATTTTACCAAAGCAACTGGTATAAAAAAACTAGCAGACATGATCCCAGGTGGATGTAACTGTAGAGAACGTAAAGAATTATTAAACGGAATTAAAGTTCCAAAAATTATGTAAAATGAAAAAAACACCATTAGCTAAAAGAAAAAAAGTAGTACCTGTTACAAGAGACAAATCTAGAGAAGCTGACCAAAGCAAATCTTACACTGATAAGAGAAATAGAAAAATAGAAATTAAAACTTTTAAAAGTAAAAAAGCTTATGACAGTGGCGTTAAAGATGATCCTAACGAACCTGGTATGAAAAAAAAGTCTTCTAGATTAGCAAACACTGTTGAATTACATAAAACAAAAACAAAAAAAGACGGAACTACTAAAACTAAAGTTAAAAGAGCTGCAGGCGGTGGTAAAAAATCACAAAGACTACATACTAAGTTTGCCGTAGGAAGTCAAAAAGAAAGTTCTTCTGATGTTACAGTGAAAAGAAAAAACACCCCATTAGGCATGTATGAAGGTCCTGAATTCAACGAAGGTCTGAAAAACGCAATGGAAGGCAAAACAGGAAAATTTGCTCAAATGGTTGAGGATGCACCTAGTATGCATGGCGTAAGTAAAAAACCAAATACTTTTATGGATATGAATGCTCCTGGAATGTATAACAAGAGCAAAAGTAGAGTGGAACAAGATTATGCTAGAAATGCTATTCATGACTATGAGAGTGGTAAAAAATCAGAAGGTAATTACGAAAAGAAAAAGGAATTAGAAATAGCTGCTGGAGAAAGTAACTCTCACTCAGGTCATAAAGTAAACAGAAATTCACGAAAAAATAGATCATAATGGCATTTAAACTTAATTCTCCTTATAAAATAAATCCAATATCAATTCATGAAGTAGCTTTTTCACCTGACAATGTTCAAAATCCTGAAACTGAAGGTTTAGTTGCTAAAGCCAATGACAACGGTACTATTATAATGAATAAAAATATAGATAAAAATTCAGAGTTATATTCAAACGCTAAGTCTCACGAAGGTAGACACGTTAGAGATATGATGGATAATAAATTAGCTTATGATGAGGATTATGTTTATGAAAACATTGACGGTAAAGGAGCTAAAGCTCATAGTAGAGATAGTTTTTCAGAATCTGATAAAACTTTAAAATGGGAAGCGCCTGCTTATAATGATGGTGATAACAAGGTTGAACACGATCTAAGGCCAAAACCTAATAAACTAAGTGGACCGCCATCAATGAAAGATGAGACTCCTATAGCTTTTAAGGTAATGGGCTCAAGACATGAAACAGGTAGATCACCTGATAAAGAAAAAGTTTCAATGAATGAGCAATTCGCTATGTATTCTCCAATAAAAAAATGGAGTGGACCTTCAGCTGAAGAAAATAAAATAAATGAACAATCTGGCGCTAGTGGCAACGATGCGGATGTTACTAAACCTGATTTAGGTATAAGACAATTTGTTGGTGGTAATGATTATATAACTCAACAAAATGATTTTGAAAGAAGAACACAAGAATATAATCTCACGCCAGAAGGTAAAAGATTAGGTGATAGTGTTAATGCTATGAGTCGAGCTATGAACTCTGGTGATTTTAAAGAAGGTTCTGATATGTTCTTTGCGAATTCAAGTGGGGAAAACACTTATTTTACTGAAGAAGACCTTACAAATGCAACAGGTCGATATGCAATGGGGAAAAACAATTCAGTAGGTCAACAATCTCTATTAGATAGAGGTGAAAGTGGCGGTGCACAATCAAGCTATATGGATAGTGATGTATTTAGAAACGTTGTTAGCATGAATAAGGATGGTAACACAAAAGAAGTAGCAAACCTTAATGATCAAAAAGAGTTTGCTGATTATCCTACATTTGGCGATGATGATTATTACAAGGGTATAGATAATAAAAAAGCTGCTGAAGCTGCTAAAGAAAAAGCTAATGCTACAACACAATCTGAAATTTCTAAAAGAATGAGCACTACTTCCGATTTGCAAAAGCAACTTAGAAATAATCCTGATTTATCGGCTCGATATAATAATGTTGCTTCAATGAAAAGAAGTGATGTTAGAAAAAAAGAATTTCAAAAACTTTTAGATTTACAAATAAAAGCTAATCAATCACAAGACAAGAAAGTAACTAAACCTTCATCGCCAGACAAATGAAAAAATCATTTAAAGAAACTAAAATAGCTAAGTTTTTAAAAGGTAAAGCTCCTAAATTATTAAAATCTTTAGGTAGTTTCTTACCTGACAAAGGAGGACTTGGTATAGTAAAAAATATTATAGCAAGTGATAATAGTATTAAGGCCGTTGACAAAGAGCAAGCTATGAAATTAATAGATCAAGACATAGCTGAAATGAAAGAAGTATCTAGCAGGTGGAGGAGCGATATGAAAAGTGATTCATGGCTGTCTAAAAACACCCGCCCTTTAGCTTTGATATTTCTAACTAGTGCAGCTGTTGTTATGATGGCTATAGATTCTTTTCATTTACAATTCGATGTTGATGAAGCTTGGATAAACTTATTAAAAACATTGCTGGTAACAGTTTACGTAGCATACTTCGGAAGTCGTGGTGCTGAAAAAATAACAAAAATAAATAAATAAAAATGGCAGGATTTAATGCATTTAACGAACGACCTGGTTTAGAAGGAAATACAGCAGCACAACCAAGAGTTTTTGGGCATGACGCAATAGCAACAACTCCATATTGGAATTTTACAATATCAGCTGGTGGAACAGGCTATACTGCCGATAGTATTGGTGATACTGTTACTGATAATCCAACTGGTACTCAAGCTAATATAACTTCAGTTGCTGGTGCAGCTGTAACAGGCTTAACTATAATAACTAAAGGAGATCCAGTAGCAGGTCAAGAATTAACGCTGACTGGAGCGAATCCAGGAAGTGGTTTAAAAATAACAATATTAGCAAACTCTTTGTCTCTTATTACTGAAGAGTCAAGAGGAGCTATGATATATAATAACAAAACATCAGCACAAGATATATCAATAATAACAGAAGCAGGAACAGCTGTAACTTTTAAAAGTGTTCCAGCAACAGAATACGTAGGATTTACTCACCCAGTATTAGCTATAGAGTTAACTGCTGGTGATGACATTTTAGCCGTATACTAAAAAAACAAACAATCAAATCAAATAAAATGGGTAAAAAAATAACAACAAATAGCGGGGTTTTAAAAGAAAAAGAATTAACAGAGATTCAAGCACAACAAACTAAAGTAGGATCTATTATACATAGAATAGGTGTTTTAGAAACAGAAAAGCATGGTTTACTTCATGACATAAAAGAAGTTAATAAAACTATTGAAGAAACTAAAAAAACATTAGAGAAGAAATATGGAAGTGTAAATATAAATCTTGAGACTGGTAAGTGGGAAAGAATAAAAGAAGATGAAGATGTCGAAGATAAGAAAGATTAGTATAGGTTCTGATTATAAAAATGATGCAATGCACTACTCAGTGGGTTTAGAAGTGTATGGTGGTCATGTTGTTAGTGATATAGTTTTTGAAGAGCAAGATCAATCATATAATATTTTTATAACTAAAAATAATGAAGTCTTACCTTGGAAAAAATTTAATAATAATATGGCAGTTTCTTTAGAATATGATCTTAAGTATTAGTGAAAAGCTTATATGAGTTCATTGTAGAACCTTTAGATCAAAGGTATAATAATGAAAAAACTATAGGTAAACAAAAACTTATACTAAATACAAGTATAAAAAACCATACATTTGTAAGTAAGAAAGCTATTGTATTATCAACACCAGCTGCTTTTAATACTCCAATAAACCTAGGGGATGAAGTTTATATTCATCACAATGTTTTTAGAAAATGGCACGATAACAAAGGTAGAGAAAGAAACAGTAGTAAGTTTTTTAAAGACAATATGTATTTTGTTAACCCACAGCAAATATACATGTATAATTTAAAATGTCATTTAAGTTATTGCTTTGTTAAGCCTATAATAAATAAAGACATTTTAAACAACCAAAAAGAACAACCCAATGTTGGTATAGTTAAATATACTAATAGTTCGCTAGAAGCTCTAGGAATAACACCTGGAACTCTTGTTACGTTCACACCAAACTCTGAATTTGAGTTTGTAATAGAAGATGAACGACTTTATTGTATGAAATCAAATGATATAGCTTTAGTAAATGAATACGAAGGAAACGAAATTGAAAATAATCCAAGCTGGACACAAGGCCATTGAGGAATTAGTTAAGGTAGCAAAAGAAAAGATTGTTGACTCAGACGACGATGTAAGCGCTGATAGATTAAAAAATGCTGCCGCTACTAAAAAGCTAGCCATAATGGATGCTTTTGAAATATTAAACCGTATACAGGTTGAAGAAGAACTTCTAAATGAAAAACCTAATAAAGTTAAAAAAGAAAAAACTTTTAAAGGTTTTGCAGAAGGGAGAAGCAAATGATTTATCAACAAACGCTGTGGGAAGAGATTAAAGACGTTGTTAACCCTAAGATATTATCAAAAAACAATAGATTAAAAAAATGGGATTACGGTTATAATGTAGAATATGATTTTGTAGTAATAAGTAAAACAGGTAAAATTGGAAAAATTATTGAAATACAGGATCTCAGAATTGCTTTACCAACAGCAGATGAACCGTATAAACGAAGCAAAATCAAAGAGAAGCAATATTGGGAAAAATTTGAATATCCAAAAGAACTTCAAAGAATAAAAAGTAGATTTGATTGGGATGAATATCCTACAGATTTTAAAGAAAAATGGTATGATTATATTGATCAAGAATTTACTAAAAGAGATCAAGGGTTTTGGTTTTACAGTAATGGCGAACCTAGCTATATTACAGGCACTCACTATATGTATTTGCAATGGTCAAAAATTGACATTGGAGCACCGGAGTATAGAGAGTCAAATAAATGGTTTTTTATATTTTGGGAAGCATGTAAAGCAGACCACAGGTCTTATGGGATGTGTTATCTTAAAAACAGAAGATCAGGATTTTCGTTTATGGCTAGTGCCGAGCTTGTTAATCAAGCGACAATATCTTCAGATTCAAGATTTGGTATACTTTCAAAATCTGGTTCTGATGCAAAAAAAATGTTTACCGATAAAGTTGTACCCATATCAGTTAACTACCCTTTCTTTTTTAAACCCATTCAAGATGGTATGGACAGGCCGAAAACTGAGTTGGCGTACAGAGTACCTGCTTCTAAACTTACAAGAAGAAAAATTGAATCTAACGAACAGCTTAGAGAATTAGATGGACTTGATACAACTATTGATTGGAAAAACACAGGAGACAACTCTTACGATGGTGAGAAATTAAAAATATTAGCACACGACGAAAGCGGAAAATGGGAAAGACCGGACAACATATTAAACAATTGGCGAGTTACAAAAACTACACTAAGATTAGGTCGAAGAATCGTAGGCAAGTGTATGATGGGCTCAACTTCAAACGCATTAGATAAGGGTGGAGAAAACTTTAGAAAATTATTCGACAATTCAGACGTTACAAAAAGAAATAAAAACGGACAAACTGCTTCTGGACTCTATAGCTTGTTCATTCCTATGGAATGGAACTACGAAGGATTCATGGATTCTTTCGGATCACCTATCTTCACTGCACCAGCGAATCCAGTCATTGGAATCGATGGTCTCGCAGTTACAATCGGAGTAATAGAGCATTGGGAAAACGAAGTTGAAGGCTTAAGATCTGATCAAGATGCTTTGAATGAATATTATAGGCAGTTTCCTAGAACTACAAAACACGCTTTTAGAGACGAAACAAAAGAAAGCTTATTTAATTTAACTAAAATATATGAACAGATAGATCATAATGAAGAGTTAGATAATAAAAGAGCAGTTACAAAAGGTAATTTTTCTTGGATAGAAGGTGTAAAAGATACTCAAGTGTTATTTACGCCAAGTAACAATGGCAGATTTCTTGTTTCTTGGGTTCCAGATTCTAATATACAAAATTGTATGATAGTTAAAAATGGATATAAATATCCTGGCAATGAACATATTGGAGCTTTTGGTTGTGATAGTTATGACATAAGCGGTACTGTGGATGGTAAGGGTTCTAAAGGAGCATTACATGGGCTAACAAAGTTTAGCATGGAAGATGCGCCATCTAATAGGTTTTTTTTAGAATATATAGCAAGACCTGACACTGCTGAAATATTCTTTGAAGATATTTTAATGGCTTGTATTTTTTATGGTATGCCTATACTGGCTGAAAATAATAAACCTAGATTACTGTATTACTTCAAACGTAGAGGCTATAGAGGTTATAGTATGAATAGACCTGATAAATTATTTAATAAATTATCTATAACAGAGAAAGAAATAGGTGGCATACCTAATTCAAGCGAGGACATTAAACAAGCTCATGCAGCCGCAATAGAATACTACATTGAAAACCACGTTGGAAGACTTACAGATGGCTATGGTGACATGTATTTTCAAAGAACATTAGAAGACTGGGCTAAGTTTAATATAAACAATAGAACAAAACACGATGCTTCTATAAGTTCTGGATTAGCCGTTATGGCATGTAATAAAAATAAGTATAGACCTATAGCTAAAAAAAATATTGAAAAAGTTAGCTTAGGAATACGTAGATACAACAACGAAGGATCTACTTCACAAATAATATAATGCATGAAACAAATTTCAAATACATATAGTTCTTTTCCTGACCAAGTAGTTTCTGACGAAATAAAACAAAGTTTAGAATACGGTAAACAAGTTGGTCAAGCTATTGAAGGTGATTGGTTTAGTGGTACTAGGTCTGGTGTTGAAAATAGATTTAATACACAGTACAATAATTTTAGAATGCGTAGGTTATATGCTAGAGCAGAGCAACCAGTGCAAAAATATAAAGATGAATTAGCTATTAATGGTGATTTATCTTACTTGAACTTAGACTGGAAGCCAGTTCCTATAATACCTAAATTTGTTGACATAGTTGTAAATGGTATGGATAATAAGCTTTATGATATAAAAGCATCTTCACAAGATCCAGAATCAAGAAGAAAAAGATCTAAGTACGCTGAAGACATATTAAGAGATATGCAGGCTAAAGAGTTTTTACAATCTTTACAAGGCGCTGTAGGATTAAATTTATTTAATACTGACAATCCATCTGAACTTCCAGAGTCTCAAGAGGAGTTAGAATTACATATGCAGTTAAGTTATAAGCAAGCTACTGAGATAGCTGCTGAAGAAGCTATTAACAATACGCTAGAGTATAATAAATACGATTTAACAAAAAGAAGAATACTAGAAGATTTAGTTGTACTAGGTATGGGATCTAGTAAAACAAGCTGGAATAAAGCTGAAGGCGTCACCGTAGAATATGTTGATCCAACTAAATTAGTTCATTCATATAGCGAGGATCCTAATTATGAAGATTTATGGTATGTAGGAGAAGTTAAACCAATATCTTTAGCAGAAGCAAAAAAACAATTTCCTAATTTAAACAATGAGCAACTAGAAAAACTAGAGCAATACCAAGGTAATAGTAGTTTTTTATATAATTTTAATGGTAGAAAAGACGGTAATTCTATATACATATTGTATTTTGAGTATAAAACATACAGTGAGCAAGTTTTTAAAATAAAGAAAACAGCAACAGGTTTAGAAAAAGCTTTAGAAAAACCTGACACTTTTAATCCGCCTCAGAACGATGGCTATGAAAGAATAAGTAGATCTATAGAGACTTTATACACTGGAGCTAAGGTTCTAGGATATGACATGATGTTAGAATGGAAAATGGCAGAGAATATGACAAGGCCAAAATCTAACCTAGTTAAAGTTAACATGAACTACTCTATATGTGCACCAAGACTATATCAAGGAAGAGTTGAATCACTTGTTAGTAGAATGATGGGATTTGCAGATATGATACAACTAACTCATTTAAAGATTCAACAAGTAATATCTAAGATAATACCTGATGGTGTTTATCTTGATGTTGATGGACTAGCAGAAGTTGATCTTGGTAGTGGAACTACGTATAACGCTAAAGAAGCTTTAAATATGTATTTTCAAACTGGTAGCATACTAGGTAGATCAATGACTCAAGAAGGAGATCCAAATCAGGGTAGAATACCTATACAAGAGTTAAGTACTAATTCTGGTCAAGGAAAAATACAGTCTTTAATATCTACATATCAGTATTATTTACAAATGATTAGAGATGTTACTGGATTAAACGAAGCTAGAGATGGAAGCATGCCAACATCGGATGCTTTAGTTGGTTTACAAAAGCTAGCTGCTGCAGCATCTAATACAGCTACTAAGCACATATTAAATGGGTTTTTGTACATTACTCTAAGAACATGTGAAAATATAGTACTAAGAACCTCTGATAGTATAGAATTTGAATTAACTGAAGAAGCTTTAAAAAATAGCATATCCACATGGAATGTAGGGTCTTTAGTAGATACTAAGCAAATACATCTAGCTGACTATGGTATTTATTTTAGTCTTGTTCCTGACGAAGAAGAAAAGCAACAGCTTGAAGCTAATATACAAATGGCTTTACAAAGTGGTAGTATAAATCTTGAAGACGCTATAGATGTTAGGCAAATAAAAAACCTTAAGCTAGCTAATCAAATGCTTAAGCTTAAACGTAAGAAAGCTGCTGAAGCTGCTCAAGCCGCTAATATAGCTAATATAGAAGCTCAAGGCGCTTCCAATGCTGCTGCAAGTGAAGCTGCTGCAATGGCCGAAGTACAAAAAAGACAAGCTACTGCTGATACAGAATTAAAAATTGCAAAAGGAAAATCTTCTTTTGAAATAGAAAAAATAAGAGTAGAAGCTCAAATAAAGAGAGAACTAATGGATCTTGAATTTAACTACAACATGCAGTTGGGTGAGCAAAAAATACAAAGAGAAAAAGAAAGAGAGCAAGACATAGAAGAAAGAAAAGACGAAAGAGCTAAGATTATTGGTACTCAACAGAGTGCTATGATTGATCAAAAGCAAAACGATTTATTACCTATAAACTTTGAAAACAATGGAGGTATAAACGTTTAATTATTAATTATTATATTATATTATATTATGGCACAATCAACAAAAGAGACAAAAGAGCCTCTTAAAATGAAAAAAAAATCTAGAGCTAAAAATCTAGGTAAAGCAAGCACAAGTAACAACATAACTAAAGTAGATTTAGAAGCTGAAAAAAGACAAGTAGATTTAGATAATGCTCCTACAAAAGTAATTGTTAAATCAGAAACAAAAGAAGAAGTTAAAGAAACATCTCCTGTTTTAGAAGAAATAATTGAAAAGCAAGTAGAAGAAAAACCTAAACAAGAAGAAGTTATAGTTATAAATGAAGTTATTAAAGAAACTAAAAAAGCAGAACAAGAACTAAAAGAAGCAGTTAGAGACGAAAAAATCACAGGAATAAAATTACCTGAAAACGTTGAAAAACTAGTTAGTTTTATGGAAGATACAGGTGGAACTGTAGAAGACTATGTTACGCTTAACAAAGATTACACTAAATATGGTGATGATCTTTTGGTAAAAGAATATTATAAAAAAACTAGACCACATCTAAACGAAGACGAAATTAATTTCATAATGAAAGATGATTTCACTTTTGATGAAGAAGTGGACGAAGAAAGATTTGTACGTAAGCAAAAACTAGCGTACAAAGAAGAAGTTGCGAAAGCCAAGAACTTTTTGGAGCAAATGAAAGGTAAATATTATGATGAAATCAAGTTGAGGCCGTCAGTTACTAATGAGCAGAAAAAAGCTATGGACTTTTTCCAACGATACAATGAAGAGCAATCTACTATTGCACAAAAGCGTAATGAGTTTGTAAACAATACTAAATCATATTTCCAAGATAAATTTGAAGGTTTCAATTTTGATGTTGGCGATAAAAGATTTAAATATAAAGTTGCAAATCCTAATGACATTGCTGATAAACAAACTGATGTAAGTAAATTTATTAATAAGTTTACTGCTGAAGATGGTTCTATTAAAGACATAGACGGTTATCACAAAGCCATGTACGCTGCACGTAACGCAGATAGATTAGCAGAGCATTTTTATGAGCAAGGCAAAGCCGACGCTACTAAAGATATTATTGCAAAATCTAAAAATATATCTTCAACTCCAAAACCTATGGACACTGGTGAATCAATGCCCAATGGTTGGAAAGTTAGAGCTATTTCTGGAGGAGATGGATCTAAATTGAAAGTAAAAAAAAGAACATAAAATAAAAAACAAAAAATGAGTTTAATTACTGGCGGGAGCTTTCCCGCGTCGATTGTACCCATGCCAAATCAAGTAGCTGTTCAAGGAAATTATATTAATTTTCAAGATATAGCTGGTGGATTTAACCAATGGGCACAACAATATCTACCTGAGCTTTATGAGCAAGAAGTAGAAAGATACGGAAACAGGACTTTGTCTGGTTTCTTGAGAATGGTTGGTGCTGAAATGCCAATGACATCAGATCAAGTTATTTGGACTGAACAAAATAGATTACACGTAGCTTATAACAACGCTGTTTGTGCTCCATCTGGAGCTGCTAATAGTTCTACTGTTACAATTACAATCACTCCAGGTACTGGTCAAGTAGCTGCTGCTGGTTCTGCTATTAGAAATGGTAATACTATATTAATAACTGATAACGCTACAGGTCTTGTATCTGCTAAAGCTTTAGTAACTGACAGAACTTCTGGTGCTACTACTAATGGTTATACTATAGATGTTATTCTTTATGAAACAGATTCAGGTGCTTTTCCAGCTGCCCTACAAGGTGCTGGTAACACAGTTAGTGTATTTGTTTACGGATCTGAATTTCCAAAAGGTGGTCAAGGAATGGCTGGCGCTATTGAGCCAGGTGTTACTACTTTTGTTAACTCACCAATTATCTTAAAAGATAACTATGAGTTAAGTGGATCAGATGCTGCACAAATTGGATGGATTGAAGTTGCTACTGAAGACGGTACTTCTGGATACTTATGGTATTTAAAAGCTGAGTCTGAAACTAGACTAAGATTTGAAGATTATATGGAAATGTCAATGGTTGAAGGTGTACTTCAAGCCGCTCCTAATATTGGTGCTGCTCCTGCTGCTACTCAGTTTGGTGCAAATTTTGGACCTGCTGGAGCTAACGGATCAGCGATCAAAGGTACGCAAGGTTTATTTGCTGCTATTGAAGCAAGAGGTAATGTATTTTCTGGCTTTGCTGGAGCTGCTGCTCCTGGTTCAGGTGCTTTAGCTGATTTCGATGAAATCCTAAAGAACTTAGACAAGCAAGGTGCTATTGAAGAAAACATGTTATTCTTATCAAGATCAACTGCTCTTGACTTTGACGATATGTTAGCTGCAACTAATGGTGGATACAATTCTACACAGTCTGCTTCTTATGGTCTTTTTGACAACGAAGCTGAAATGGCTCTTAACTTTGGTTTTTCAGGTTTTAGAAGAGGTTCTTATGACTTCTATAAAACTGATTGGAAATACTTAAACGATGCTACAACAAGAGGAATGTCTAGAGAAATCGACGGCGTTATGATTCCTGCTGGAACATCTACAGTATATGATCAAATGTTAGGTTCTAACATCAGACGTCCTTTCTTACACGTAAGATATAGAGCTTCTGAAACTGAAGATAGAAGATTCAAAGCATGGATCACTGGATCTGTTGGTGGTGCTTACACTACTGATTTAGATACAATGAGAGTAAACTTTTTATCTGAAAGATGTTTAGTAACTCAAGCTGCTAATAACTTCGTGTTATTCAAAGGAGCTTAATTAATTATTAACATTTAAAAGATAAAAATTATGAGTATGTATATAAAAGGATTAAAAGTAGCTCCTACGGCCACAGCGCCTCAAGAGTCTTACGATTTAATCAACGTTGACGGAGTAAATAAAATTACTTTCACAGGAACACCTGGAAACACCCACATAATGATTTTACATTATGACGGTCTTACAGCTATTACTGATAGTACATCTGCAACTAATCCAGCTGCTGGAACTGCCGATGTAACTACATTTACTAATTCGTTTAGAGAAGAAAGACTTTCTATCACTCTTCCTAATACGAATTTAACTTCAGCCGCTCAATTGAGGATTGGTTTTTATGATGCTATGTCTCAAGCGGTACAAGCATCAGGGAGCATTCCTGATTTGATTGGACCAGATATCAATGGAGTATTTGGACTTAATACTATAATAATAGCTGCAACTAAAACAGTTGGAACTATTGTATAAGTAAAACACACAATACAAGACCTCATCTAGGTGAGGTCTTTATTAATTATTATATTATATTATATTATGGAAACAAAAGAAAAGGTAGCTAAAAAAGCACCTATAAAAAAAGAAACTAAACCAGTAGATAACTGGGAATACAAAATAAGAAGATATTTTTTGTTAGGTGGTAAAAAACCTCTAACTCATACTATACCTTCTAGACATTCTACAAGATACCCATTAGTCTGGTTTGATAAAGACTTAGGCTATGAAAGAGAATTAAGATACGCAACTAATCAAAAAAGTGTTTTTGTTGACGAACAAAGTGGTAACGCAACTCTTAAACATGTGATTTTTGAAGATGGCATATTAGTAGTGCCTGCTGAAAAAAGAAACTTACAAGAATTCTTATTGCATCATCCCCATAGAGGTTTAATATTTGGTGAATTTAACCCTCAAGCTGTAGCGGTTAATGAATATGAAGAATTAGAGTACGAAATCGAAGCTATGAATACTGCTTATGCTATGGATTTAGAACATGGTGAAGCTATATTAAGAGTTGAAATAGGATCGGACGTTAGTAAACTAACATCTAAAGAGTTAAAGAGAGATTTACTATTATTTGCTAAAAGACAACCAGAGTTGTTCTTAGACTTAGCTAATGATGAAAATGTTATTCTTAGAAACTTTGCAATTAGATCAGTTGAAGAAAACATAATAGAACTTAGTCCTGACAATAGAACTTTTAGTTGGAAGAGTAATGGTCGTAAACTAATGAATGTTCCTTTTGATGAAAACCCATATTCAGCAATGGCTGCGTGGTTTAAAACAGATGAAGGACTTGAAGTCTATAGGTCTATAGATAAAAAGTTTAAATAACAAGTGATTATAATATAGGGTGGTATTTCTGCCACCCTTTTTTTTAAATATACAAGCATGGCAATAAACGTAAATACTGTATACACAACTGTACTGGCAATATTAAATAAAGAACAAAGAGGTTATTTAACACCTTTTGAATTTAATACATTAGCAGAACAAGTTCAATTAGAAATATTTGAAAAATATTTTGAAGATCTTAATGTGGTGTTTAGAACTCCACAAAACAGTACTGAGTTTGCTGATAGAGTTAAAACGTTAGAAGAAAAAATTGCTACATTTGAAACAAGCGCTGCAATAGCAGTAACAATCGCTAGTGGCTTTGGTGAGTACGACTTCTCAGCTCAAGATCCTAAAGTACACAGGTTTGGCGATGTAGAATTTCAAAATGGTTCATTACTCCCAGTAACAATAGAAAAAGTCTCTAAACACGAGCTTTTAATGGCTAGAAGATCTCAGCTAACATCACCCACATCATCAAATCCTATGTGTTTCATAGAGGGATCTAAAATAAAAATATTACCAGCTATAGCATCTGCTGGATCTGTAAACGGAAGCCCAGTTAAAATTTATACATTGGATTATGTTAAAAAACCAGCTCCTCCAGTCTGGGGATTTACAGTTGGAGCAGTAGGTCAATATATATACGCAACTGCCGCCTCAACTGATTTTGAAATATCAAACTTAGATCAAGCAGAAACTGTATTAAAAATACTCGCTTACGCCGGTGTAGTAGTAAGGGATTCAGAAATAACACAAGCCGCAGCTAGTCAAGCCGCTGTAATTGATCAACAACAAATTTCATAAAAAATGAGCACAACAGTAGCAACATTACCTATACAAGAAAATAATGCACAGTATTATCAAGGTCAATCAATTATATCAACAAATGGAGGTCTTGGTGGAGGAACTATTTTTAATTTTCCAAATTTTAATACTACTCTTATAAGTAGCTACGATTCCGCAGGTCTTCAAACTAGTAATAATGGTAATTTTGCTTTACACATATTAGCAACAGCCACAACTCTTCCTTCAACAGCTAACTTAATTACCGCTTCTACTATATCAGTTGCAGATGTTACTAATAATACTTTAAAGCTTGCAGCGCAACCTGCTAATCAATTTTTGTTTTTACAACTTACAGATGTTGCTGTAGGAGATAACTACGGTAGCTATAGTGTGCTATCATTAAGCGATGTAGTAAATAATTTTTTAGTTGCATATACTGGACAAGATAAAATTTTGAGTAGAGTTAAAAGGACTGATGTAATATTTCACGCTAGAAGAGCTATGCAAGAGTTTACTTATGATACTATACCTTCTACAAAATCAATGGAATTATCTGTCCCAAATACTTTAAACGTTCCTATACCACAAGATTATGTTAATTACATTAGATTAGCATGGGCAGATAATGATGGTGTCTTAAGAACTATATATCCACTAAACGGACTAAGTGGCAATCCAACAGAACTGCCTTTACAAGATGGCTCAGGAGTTCCTACACAAGACTCTTTTAGTGATAACTTAGAAGCATCAGGATCAATAATAGAGCAAAGATGGGATAGTGCTAATCAATCTAATTTAAGTGGTAATTTTGATCCATTTGCTAATAATGGTGTTTATGACCATGTTTGGTGGAAACAAGCTTACGGGCAGAGATACGGATTAAATCCTGAACTTTCACAATCAAATGGATATTTTAGTATTAACGAGAGATTAGGTACTTTTACTTTTTCAGGAAATGTATCAGGAAAAATTATACAGCTATCTTATGTATCAGACGGTCTTTCAAACGGGCTAGATGCTATAGTTCCTAAAATGCTAGAAGAAGCAATGTACATTAAAATAATGTCTAGTATTATACAACCAAGAGCAGACATAGACGGCAATACTAAAGCTTTTTACAAAAGAGATGCTTATGTAAAAACTCGTAATGCCAAGTTAAGACTATCTAATTTAAAACTTGATGAAATAGTTCAAGTATTTAGAGGTCAAGCTAAATGGATTAAATCTTAATTAAATGCAAAGAAAGTTTCAACATACTTTTACTAAGTCTAAAATGAACAAAGACTTAGATGCCAGATTATTGGCTCCTGATGAATATAGAGATGGCAATAATATTGCTGTATCTAGAGCAGAAGCAGATGATGTTGGAGCTTTAGAGAATATATTAGGAAATACAATTATCTCTGCTTTAAATAATACTAGTGTTTTTTTAGAGCAAGTAGTAGGTTGGCATATAAACGAAGATAAAGATAAAATTTATATATTCTCAACTGACTTTCAAGACAACACACCTAATCAGCAAGGTTTGTTTTGTCCTTTAGAAACTAAAAACTTAATAACCGTAGTTAATACAGTGTCAAATACTACTAGAACAATTGCAAGCGGAAGATATTTAAACTTTTCCTGGAGTAATCCTATATTGGACACAGTAATGCTTGAGGATCTTTTGTTTTGGACTGATGATAGAAATCAACCTAGAGTTATAAATGTTATAACTGCAGAATCAAACCCTAGTTATTACTTTAATGAAGATCATGTTTCTTTAGCTAAATACTATCCTCATAAAACAATTAAGCTTAATCAAGAGTATCAAATTAACGGAGCTTTAGTTAATAAAGATTCACTTTTTACTGATAATGGATTATTTAGAGGTTTATACAATTTTATACTTTTGCCTGCAAGTGCAAGTACAACTCCACTAATTCAAGCTCTTTTAGGTGTTAATGCAACTAGTACTACTGATCAAGGGCAGGTAAATTTTGGACTACAAGGCTACGCTTTAAGAGCTCCATCTAGTGGTGGCGCTATTGTTAATTTTAAAGTAGCTTTTGTTCAGCGCGATGATGCAAGTGATCTTCCTGGTGTTTTTACAAATGGATATATAATAGCTATAGATAGAGATTTAAGCTCTTTAATAACTGCTCAAGAAGGAAGTAGTTATACAGCCACAACATCTTTTACTTTTATAGATCAAAGTTCTAAAGATGTAACGTCTCCTTGGCTAAAAGAAGACCAAGTTAAAATCACTACTAAGTCTGTTAGTTCTACTTTATTAACATATACCGCTTCTTCTGTTTTTAATGATTTCCCAACAGCGTTATATCAATATGGTACTAGATCTCCAGGTTTAATGGGTGCTGGACAATCTACATATCAGTCTGAAGTGTTTGCTTTTCCTAATCACTTTCCTAAAAACACTACTACCGCAACTAAAAAAGGATATTGTAGAATAACGCATCCTAAATTAGATCCAAACAAGTACTATGTTGTAACAGGTGTTAACATAATTAGTAGCTCTTCACTAACGTTTAGTATTTCACAATTAACAAATTTAATTAACGGAAGTTTAACAGCCGTTGACCCTAGCTCTATACTTTCAGCAGGAGATATATTAAGTATTAATTGGCCTAATAAATATTATAATCAAAATTTTATAGGAGATGAAGCTTTTTTAGAAGATAAATTTGTTAGATTTGCTTATAGATTTACTTATGAAGATGGTCAAAACTCTTTAATATCTCCATTTACGCAAGCTGTTTTTATACCAAAGCAGAGAGGTAATTTTTTAAAGAAAATTGATAGAGTAAATTCTAATGGAAATAATACAAATAATTTTGTACCTGATGAAAAAAAATCAGGTGAAACTACTATAGTAGAATCAATGGAAAACAAAGTTAATCAAATTAAACTAGTTATACCTTGTGAATACGTTTGGAATACAATACAAAATAATTTAAAAGTAAGATCTATAGATATACTATATAAAGAATCAACTCAACAAACTATAAGAGTTGTAGATACTATACCTGTCACTGAAGGTTCTATAACTGGAAATACTACTAAATTATTAGAGTATGTTTATAATTCTAAAGAACCTATAAAAACATTAAGATCTGCAGAAACAACTAGAGTTTATGACAATATACCTACAAGAGCAAAAACTCTTTCTTCAGCTGGTAATAGAATAATACTTGGCAACTTCTACGATAGACCAAGTTCTCCTAACTCTTTAAGTTATTTTGTAGGATCTGGTAGAAAGTTTACGCCTGGTGAAACTCCAGCTACTCCTAGTAATTCTCCTTCAAATTTAGCTAATACTTTTTCAACTGTATCATATCCTAA